GACAAGTAGTAATGAGAAGTAATACAAACAAGTCGGTGGATATAGGTAAGTATCAAATAAATTCTGTATGGTTTAAGAAGGCTACTGAACTAGGACTTGATATAACAAAAGAAGAAGACAACGAGGCAATGGCATATTGGATATATGAGAACAGGGGAACTGGAGATTGGTATAGTTCTCAATCATGTTGGAGTAAATAATTGTGCTATAATTAAAGAGTCCCCCTTCTGAAGACAATCAATCCCTTAACGGGGATTTTTTGTTTATATAAAAACATGTGGTATAATAAATTCATAATGTAATAGAAATGAGTTCACGACTTCTAAACAATGAACAAATACAAGAAGCTAGAACATTAAGAGAACAATACGGATACACTAAAAAGGAACTAGCTAAACAGTATAACGTAGCAGAAACAACAATCTGGTACTTAATTTATGGGAGAAAAAGAAAAACAGAAAGAAAATATTTAAAAAGACCTAAGCCAGTTTATGCTTATGTAGATATAAATGGATTTCTAGCAATAGTAAAAGAATTAAGAGCTAAGGGTTTAACATCACGACAAGTTGCAGAAGTATTTGAAGTCCCAGTTGAACAAATCAACTTGATATGGTGTAAGTCATTATGATATAATATTTATATGGAAGAAACTGCCCATCAGGCTTTAAACAGTCACAATATACTAGAGAATGAAAAAGCTAAGAATAAAGCTGAGCATTTACAAGCATGGCAATTTAAGAAGGGGCAGTCAGGTAATCCAAATGGTAGACCAAAAGGTAAATCACTAAAGGAATATGCTAAGGAAATGTTAGCTTCAATGACAGATGAGGAAAGACAGGAATATCTCATGGGTATAGATAAAGAGGTAATCTGGAAGATGAGTGAGGGAAACCCCGAAAACAAAGGAGATTTAAACATTGGAGGTATTGCTGATACTCCGTTATTAGTAAAATTTATAGATGGAAAACAATAATACTGTAAATATCCCTATTGAATATAAAGGATTATTTGATAAGAATTGGCGTGAAGCTGCTATCTATGGTGGCAGATTCTCTTTAAAATCACATACCATAGCTAGATATTTACTTATAAGAGCTAGAATGGCGAAAACAAGAGTTGGTTGCTTTCGTGAGTTCCAAAACTCTATTACAGAATCATCACACCAACTACTAGCCGATTTAATAAAGCAATATAATTTAAGAGACTTTGAAGTAACTAATAATTCTATAGTAAATAAGTTAAATGGTTCTGATTTTATATTTAAAGGTTTGTATCAGAATGAACAGAGTATTAAGTCTATTGAAGGTATAGATATAGCATGGGTAGAAGAAGCTCAGACTATTACCAAAGGAAGTCTTGAAGTATTAACACCTACTATCCGTAAAGAAGGTTCTCAAATTATTTACTCATACAACAGGCTTTTAGAAGATGACCCTGTACATCAGAGATTGGTAATTGAAGGGAGACCAAACACATTAGTTATAAATGTAAACTATGACATAGCTATTAAGTATGGTTGGATGCCAGAGGTTATTAGACTAGAGATGGAAGATGATAGAACTAGAAGACCATCACTGTTTAAACATAAATGGTTAGGAGAACCCAATAGTATGGAAAGAAAGATTTATAAGGATTGGGCTATCATTGACGATATACCACATGAAGCTAGATTAGAACGCTATGGACTTGATTACGGCTATTCAAACGACCCTACAGCGATTATAGCGGTCTACAAGTACAATGGAGGATTCATATGGGATGAGATAACATATCAAAAAGGTTTAAGTAATAAACAGATAGCAGATATTCTATTGAATCAGATACCAGCACTAGTAGTACCAGATTCAGCAGAGCCTAAGAGTAATGATGAGTTGATAGCTTATGGAGTAAATGTACTACCAGCTCAAAAAGGTAAAGGTTCAGTTAGTCAGGGCATACAGCTTGTTCAGGCTCAAAGAATATCAGTAACTAGAAGGTCTTTAAATATAATCAAGGAATATAATAACTACCTATGGGAAGTAGACAACAATGATAGAACTATTAACGTACCAGAAGGAGGGTTTGACCACGCTATGGATGCTGGTAGATACGGTATGGAAACACTAAATATTGATACTAGTTTAACTAACATAGAAGAATATTTGTTATCAGAAGCTAGAAGAAAATCAGGAAACAATTATAGCCGATAATGTGACTAGATTACTTGCTAATATTCATTAAATGAAACAAGACTATAAAATTATAAAGCATGTAGACGACATTATAAGTTCGTACCTAGAACCAATTCAACTAACTGATGGTTTGTATCGTAATCCAAAGGAAGTAATTAAAACAATAGAGTTTTATACAAATGATAAATATCTTTCAGGTAATACTGACTCCTTAGGTAGAGAGAAACCTTTTTTTCAGATATGTAACTTTAGAGTGACAGTAGCAAAGACAGCCACAGACATTGATGTTAAGGATATAAGATATGAACCAGATTCATTAGATGATAGTGACGCAGCAATGCTTATCAACCATGAGTTGTATAAGTACCTAAAGGAATCAAACTTCTCTGAAACCCTAAATGATATGGGTAAGACTAGACCTAAGTACGGAGGATTACTTATTAAGAAATATGATGATGGAGATGGATTGGAGATTGAGGTTGTAGATTGGAAGAATGTTACATTTAATCCTTCTAATATTAAGAAAGGAATCATAATTGAAACTCACTACATGCAACCTTCTGAGGTAGCAGAGAGAGCAGATGTTTGGGAGAACGTAGAGGAAGTATTAAAGGCTCATGCTAAAGCAAATAAGAACAAGCCTGCTTCTATTGAAGTTAAAGAGATTACAGGAGAGTTTGATGAAACATTTGACCCAGAGATACAGGACACAGAAGCGAACTCAGTTAAGTTTAAGTCTATGTGTTTCTACATAGCCGTTATAAATAATAAGAAGTATTTCCTGTACAAAGAAGACTTAAAGAAAGATGAGGATAAATACAAATATTTAGCTTGGGAAAAGATAGGAGATGGACTAGGTAGAGGTGTAGTAGAAGATGGTTTTGAAGCACAGTGGGCTACTAACGATGCTATGCTTGCTGTTAAGAATGCAATGGAGCTTTCAGGTAAGGTTCTATTGTCTACAGACTCAGCAAAAGTATCAGGTAACGCTATTACAGGTGTTGATAATGGACACATATTCCAAATAGAAGCTGGTCGTTCAATCACATCATTAAATCTACAAGCGTCAGCACTACCTCAGTTTCAGAACATAATAGAACTATGGAGACAACAGTACGACAACTCAGTATCTGTACATGACGCTAACACAGGTGAAGCTCCAACAGCAGGAACTCCATACTCACAGACAGCACTACTTAATCAAGTAGCTAACTCGCCTTTTGAATACCAGAGAGAAGTATGGGGTATATTCCTCAATGAAGTTCTTAATGACTGGATATATCCATATCTTCTAAAGAAGATAAAGAAACCTCACTATCTTGTATCAGAGTTTAACGGTGATGAACTTGAAAGAATTGATTTGGCTATTCATTCAAAGAACAAGACTAAGATGATGATTGATACTCTTGCAACTGGTCAGACTTTTAATCAAGCAGATATAGATATGGTAGGGAATAGAACTAATCAAGCATTAAAGGGTTTTGGTAATAAGCGTGAGGTAGACATACCAGAAGGATTCCTTGATGTTAAGGGGAAGATTACTGCAAACATTACAGGTGAACTAAAGAATAAGTCAGCAGTCCTACAATCACTTGATAGTATACTAAAAACAATAGTATCTACATTCAACCCAAATACAGGAACATACTCAGCACTTGAAGACCCTATTCTATCCAAGATATTTGGCACAATAGTTGAGATGTCAGGAGTACCAATATCATTTGGTCAACTGAAAGGAAATACTAAAGCTTCACCTCAACCAGATATGTCAGCGATAGCACCACAACCTAGTGCATTACCAACTAATACACCTCAAATGGTATAACCATATAATGCAAGAACTACTCAGACAATTTAACGGAGATTTTAATACCAAAGAAGCTTTTAGAGCCTTTATCATTGAGACTATAAATGAAGAAGCTATTGAAAAGATGTATAAGCGTGAAGATGTATCACACATAGCAGACGCTACTGAATTAATAGAAAAAGCGTTTGATAAACTAGAGACAACTTATGGAATACAAACAAAACAAACACTTCCAGTTAATCAAGCGAGGTAATCTTTCTAACCCAGAAGAAAAAGCTAGAGTATTAAGAAGATACGCTGGCATATTTCCCGACAACATTAGAGAGTTTGGAGAGAAGATAACACCCAGACTTAGAAAACAAAAGAACTATTCTAAATAATGTGACTATGGTCAGTAGTATTATTAAGACTTATTAGCACAAAGGCTCTGCATAAACCTTTAAACGCTTGGTGGTAAGCATATCCCACTACAAACAATGGATGAAACCATTACGCCACAGGAAGGCATGAATCCTGAATCAGAAGTGATTGAAGAGACTATTGAAGGGGAGACAATTGAAGAAACTCCCGAAGAAGTAACTGAAGTAACTGAGGAAACTGTACCTAAAAGTCAGTTCAATCAAGTACTTGCTAGAGCAAAGAAAGCAGAGGAAGCTTTAAAAAAGTCTAACCCTCAGAACATTACAAACAAACAAACCACTGTTTCAACTTCTACAGAAGACATGGAAGCTATGGTATTGAAAGCTCAAGGTATGCCAAGTGATTTGCTAGACGAGTTAAAAGCCGTTGCAAAGGCACGAGGTAAAACTTTATTGGATTCAGTTAATGACCCAATATTCGTAGCTATCAAGAGCCAGAAAGAAACCGAAACAAAAGCCTTAAAAGCTAAGTTAGGTGCTTCTAAAGGTTCAGGCTCAGTCAAGAAAGAAAAGAGTATAAACTCTATCGGACTATCTGAGGAAGAACATAAGGAGATGTGGAAAGCGAACAGAGGATAATAATTTAAAAATATATGGCACTAGGAACAAATGGTTTTACAGCAGGAGTGGGAGGTGCTTTAACAGCAGATATTCCACTAGTATGGGGACAAAAGATTAACGATTACTTTAGATATAACCTAGGACTAGCACAGTTCTTCGTAGACCGAAGTGATGAACTAGCAGATGGAGGTTCAGATATTTATACACCTAACATTGTAGCTCTTTCAACAGCATCAAAGACTACAAACTCACAGGTTACACTACACAATCCTATCCAAACAAAGCAGACACTTACAGTTTCTACTTGGAAGGAATCTTCATTCGTTATCGAAGACCGAGAAATGGCTCAACTAAAGAAGTCTTATTACCTACAGGATAAGTTTGCTAAGTCAGCAGCTTGGGAAGTAGCACAAGACCTTGATGACGCTATCGCAGCACAGTTTACAAACTTCACAGTAGCAGGAAACATTGTTGGTTCAGGAACAGCTAACGTAGTAGACTCATCTCTACTAGCAGCGATTGCTATCCTTGAGACAGCAGGAGTTCCAGTTTACACAGGAGAGACATCATGGATTTTCCACCCAAACACTTTCTACCGACAAATTGGTTCAGTAGATAAGCTAACACTATGGCAGAATACTTCAACAGAATTGCCACGTTCAAAAGCTCCAACACGAGCATTGTACTCAATTCCAGTTATCGTATCTCCAGCAGTTCCATTGGGAGCAGGAGCAGCAGCAGAATCAGGAGCTAGACTAAACATGCTTGCACACAAGGATTCAATTCATTGGGCAAGAATGACTATGCCAGTTCAAGCTGCAAAGGGTTATGTTGGTTCAGAAGGAGTTCGTATTCAAGAGTCTTATGTACAAGAATACCTTGGTACACTTGTATCAGTAGACCTATGTTACGGAGTAAGTCAGAACAGAACAGATGCAGCAGTAAAGATTCGAAGTCACTCAACAGCAAATGGATTATAACATCTAAATATTACGATTAAAAGTTATAAACAATCAATCAGCTTTACAGCTGGTTTTTTGTTTTGTATAATACCCTTATGTCAGGTTCTATAAACATTGGACACTTATATAAAAAGAGAACAATTAGAAATCTAAATGGGAGTATTAAGTATATGGAAGATGAAGCCAATGGTGGTGTTTTAATTCGTAATGGTCATGTGGTAAACCAACAAAGAATAGATGAACTAGCTAAGATAGAAGAAGATAGAAGAAATAGTGCTACAGCTTTTGCTAATCCTGTTGTAGCACCTAACCCAGCTATTACAGAAGAAAGAAACGTAACACCAACAAAGGTCGAAAAATTAGAAACAGACGTTGCTGAATTAAAAGATAATATTGCACAGATATTAAATCTGTTACAAAAAAAATGATTATAGAAAAAACAGGAAGAACAAAAGGGTGCACAGATTGTGGAATAATTGCACACAATACAGTTATGCAATCACACGAGTGTACAGTTTCAGAAGTAGAAGCACCAGTTGAAAAAGAGATAGTTAAGAAGGTTATCAAAAAGGTCAAAAAAGTTACAAAAAAGACTAAGAAATAATGAAGATGCATTTTAACACAGGCAGAAAACAACTGATTCTTTTGGTCGTAAATCTTATTTATTAAAATATGAAAAATAATTTAAAAATCTTTTTCTTGCAGGGTGATTACAGCTTTTGTTACTACTACAGAGGCTATCTCCCTGGTATTTACTCTAATCAATTGGTAGTTAGTGAGTTCTTGAGAGCCGATGGTGATGTGTCTAACGCTAAGATACATGAGAAAGCTATGCAGTCAGATATTATTTGCTTCCAAAGACCAACATCTAAAGCTTCCCTAGATTTAGCAAGACTTTTAAAGCTTAAAGGAAAGAAAATCATATTTGATAATGATGATACATATACAGGAATACCACTAGCAAGACTTGGAAATGAAAAGAGAGTGAAGATAGCACAAGAACTAAGT